GAAATATAATCTGACCCGAATAGATAGACTTTGGAGTGCTTAACAATGACAGAAAAGAAAAACGCAAGATTCAAGGTTTGGACTGACACCAGCACAGCTGTTTTAACGCTGAAGGCTGGCGAGTCCCGCCACCATTCGTTCGGAGGGCTGACGGACGAGGGCTACGACGTAACGCACTCACAGTACAGCTATGATGGTAAACACCTGTACCTTGAGCAGATGCGCCGCGCTAGCGACTGCGATGGCCCCCTCACCCAATGGCGCGAGATGGTGGCCGAGCTACCAGATAGCGGCGATTGGCCCAACTGGGAGACTGAGAAGTCAGGACAGCGGGACGTTTTCGCGGAATCGATGGGCTATTAACTGGGCGCGGGAGAGCCGCGCAGAGGAGAGAATTTGCAAAGCAATAGCAGAGAGCTAGTAAGGATTAAGATGGCCTTAGACGAGCTAAGAATTAGCCTGATGGCAATTGCGAACATGGAGGCCGGATCGCTTCGCAGGATGCCGCGAGGAATGCCGAAAATAACCAAAAAAGATCAGGTAAAAAGCCTGATTGACGCGGCTATCAAAATTCAGGAGGCCGAGGCCTTGATTTTTCAGGATTTCGGGCGCGAATAATTTTTTTTACGGCTGGGCCTGGCAAAGCCCAACCGCTGGGCGAAAAGCCCAACCAATGAGCGAAAAGCCCAACCAATGGGCCAAAAAAAGGGAGAGAGAAATGAGTAACAAAAATGAGGAAACTGTGCGGCCAGGGGACTTTTCTGGCAGCGATTACGACCCAGCGATTGATTTTGTGCGACTGAAAGGCCAGATGTTGCGAGTCTACGCTTGCCTTCAGCCACGAAATGAGTGGTGGACGTTGCGGGAGATTGAGGAGGAGACGGGCGATCCCCAGGCATCAATATCCGCCCAGCTGCGGAATTTGCGCAAGGAGAAATTTGGCGGCCACACGATTGAGCGACGGCGCAGAGCTTCTTGCGTAGATACAACCGGCTCGACGATAGTCGGCGGCCAATGGGAGTACCGGCTGAATGATGGGCTGCTATTTGAATGCCACCAATGCGACGGCAAGTTTGCCGAGGAAGAAGTGAATCGACAGTGGACACATGATCCCTACGCTACGGGTGACTCGCCCTCCGTGTTTGAGTACACTTGCCCGTCCTGCGGCAGTTTTTACATTGACGAATGCGACAGGCAGCAAGGGTAGATGCAAACCAAAAAGAAATCGTGGCCGCGTTGCGAAAAGTAGCCACCGTCTATGTCATTGGCTTGCCGGTTGATTTGGCCGTGGGGTTTCGCGGCAAAACTTATTTGCTGGAAGTCAAAACAGGAAGGAAAAAGAAATTAACCAAGCTGCAAGAAAGTTTTTTTTCGACCTGGCGTGGCCACGTTGCGCGGGTAGAAACCGTTGAAGAAGCATTTTCAGCTATTGGAGCCGATCTAGGGTAGCCCCCGAAGCGCCACCCCCTTCTGTGGCTGGTCGGCTCCATCTTTTTATTGAAGGAAAGGGGAGTAACACAATGAGTTTTTACGAGATGCTAGTGTTGCTGCTGATTTTTACAGCAGGAATTTCATTCGCATGTGCCATTGGCGCAGCAATTAGCGATTTTTTAATGAAACAGGGAGAGCAAGATGGCTGAGTGGCAAAAAATTAACCTGGAACTGACGGATATTGTTAGCGAAACGGAAAAAGCGTACTTAATTCAGCTGCCGGCAGAGGTAGCAAAAAACCTGGACGTAAAATATGGAACTTCATTTTGGTTTCCCAGGAAACTGGTGAAGGGTGAGCGCGGAGACTTGGCAGCATCCATGCCGCCAGATTTTACGGTGAATCTTTTTCATTCGGTGCGCGATCCTGAAAGTGGCACCTATAGCAAAAAAGGCGAGGAACAGATTGGCGCTTCAACGCTGATTGAGCAATGGAACGCAGCTGGCAATGCCCCAGGCAAAGTTAGTTACGAAGACTGGTGAACAGGTCAGTGGTTCAGCTTTGGCGTGTCAGGCTTTTGAAGTCGCGTAAAATTCATTGGTGCCAAACCGAGGATGACGCGCTGAGTTATTCAAATTTGGCCAATCAGGGAGCAATTGTCGAGGGGCCGGTGAAGATAGACCGAACAAGAGCCGGCCTTGTCGATTGGCTCAATCAAGGAGGAGCAAGATAAAAATGGATAAGAGAGAGGTTTTAATCAGTGTGCGCGTTGATGCTGATGAATTAGCAAATTTTATTGCTTTCTTGAAGGAGGCATCATTGCCCTGGACGGAAATTGTGCCAGTCGGAAGCCCCAAGCATTGGCACGTTGCCAACGACGTTTACAGCTTACTTAAACGCGGCTATTCCGTTCGCGCAGTAGCCAAACGCCTGGGAATTTCAAAATCTACCGTTTACCGGATTGGCAAAGACCCCGCCAAGTACCTGGTTATCGGCGACCCCATCAATCAGGAAATACATTGAAAGAAAAACAATTTTGGATCATCAGGCGTTCTGATGTAAAAACCTTCCTCTGGATTTTCGGCACACTGATTTGTGCCTCAACGATGGCCTTCATGATGGTACTGGGAAATTGGTTGTTGGCCGTACTAAGGTAGGAAAAAAATGCCAGGGAAAAGATTGCGGCAAATTTCGCATAGTTGGGCTGGAGATTCTGCCCTATGCGAGTGGGCCAAAAAAAATAGAGTGGCTATGCCGCTCATGTGCAAGTAAAAAGTTAGATAAATTAAGGGAGCGAAACATGGAAAACAGAAATGATGTAGATGAGGTAAGGTTTGGAGTTAAACCTGAACAGCCGAGTCTTGAGGCGAGATATAGCGCGAACCGCAACGAATTATTTGCGGCACTCAGCAAAGCCCAGGCAGAAATGTCTGGTGCCACCAAAGGGAGCGAGAATCCTTTTTTCAAAAGCAAGTATGCAGATTTGCACGATTGCCAGGAAGCGATACGCAAGCCTTTTGCCACCCACCATTTGTGTGTGGTGCAAACGACCAGCAACGTAGGCGGTTCGGTCACGGTTGAAACCACACTTGGCCACGCATCCGGCCAATGGATGATGGGAACCTTGACGATGACACCGGAACGCGCCGGCCCACAAGCCCTGGGAGCCTGTATCAGCTACGCCAGGCGCTACGCGCTAGCGGCAATTTCTGGATTGGCGCAGGTTGACGATGATGCCGAAACAGCAACAATCCATAAAGAAAAGGGGAAGGGAAAGAAAGCAGCGCCAGTAAAAAAGAAAGTTGTATCGGAAGACATATGGCTAGCTGCTGAGAAGGTATCCAGCAAGGGATTTGAGGAGTTCAAGCAATGGTTTGAAACCATTTTGCATGAGGAAAGAGCGGCGCTCAAGGATGATGGAAAGCGTTTTGAAGCTCTAAAGGAAAAATCCAAAGCATTAAGCGTATCAGGGGCCGCAAGGAAGGCGGCAAAGAAGACTGAGGCGTGAAGCTGACAAGCTCGCGGTTTTCTGCCGCTATAGGCATGAACCCCCATTGTTCCAGGCAAAGGCTGTTTCGGCAGCTGACTGGTGCTGAAAATGTGGTGCTAGTTTCAGCAATGCAATGGGGGATTGACCATGAAGCAGACGCGGTAGCCGGCGTTGAAGCCGAGATTGGGTTGATGTTTGATGCAACCGGAAACTACCAGGAGCATTTGACCATAAGTTCCCGCCCTTACGAATTTGGAACCACTCCGGACGGGATTGTTAGTGACGATGGATTGGGCAATAGGATTGGACTGGAAGTGAAATGCCCACAAAAAATGTGGGATTCCCCGCCCGATCATTATGTCCCGCAGCTGATAGGCCAGGCCAAAATTGCAAACCTGGATGAAATTTATTTCAGTGCCTGGACACCCGATCAGCAAAGAATCTGGTGGTTTTCTTATGATGAGTCGCTATGGGAATGGATGAAACCTTTGTTACATGGATTCATGGACAACCTGGTAAATGGCATTGAACCTCCCAGGCAAAAGAAACCCAAGTTACCTGAATTTCAAATGATTGAGTGGACTCACGAGGATTTTAACCCATGAAGATTAGACCAGAAGGCGAGGTGTTTAGCGCCGCCGAAATTCAGGATGAGTTAGAAGCTGGATACCAGGAATGGATTTCGCAAGGCGGCTACCTGAAGTCAAGCACAATTGGGGATGGTTTAAGGCTGGCTTTCATGTCTGGAGCGGCCTGGGCATCTACCTGGATTAGCTCACAAGCCACAAAAAGCACCGAGAAGGATTGACGAAAGCGCCCCGAGAGGCGCATAATGGGGGGGTTGGGACATTCCCCCTTTTCCCGCGATTTCCTCTAATAAACTGATTAAAGACGGTTTGGGGGACTTCGCGGGTTTTTTTAAGCCCTGAGATCGCCCAGGACGGACGAGCTTAACCACACCCTACCCCTAGTACCCCCTAATCCTGGCGTTTTACCAGCTTTTCTACAGAAGTTACCCTGGTGTTGACAGCATCAATCTTCCCGCACACCATCTTATTATGTAGTTCAATTGTTTCCATTAATTGCTGGCGTTGATCTTCCCTGGCCTCTCGATCTTCCTGGCGGCGCTGTTCCAGGTGAGAAAAATTTTGGTCAAGTAATGCTTGTTTGGCTTCAAGCCCAGTAACCTTGCGATGACAACCGACAATGACAGCAACCAGGGCGAGCCACGCCCACTCAAAGACCTTTACCACTACGTTTTCAGGGTCTAGTGCCACTATTTCTCGCGCCATTCAATCAGTCGTTTTAATCCAAACACCGCTCCCGTTATGCCTAGCCAGCCCACAACATACCAGTCAGGTGTAGCGGTGTCTAAGATTTCAAATCCCTCTCTAACGTAGGGTTGCAGGGATGGAATGAAAGACATGATGGCCGGCAACGACCACAACAAAACCAGGTATTCGTCCTTCCAACCGCTTTGGTCAGAAGTGTTCTTCAGGCGATCAATTTCTGCCGTGATTTGCGCTTCTTTAATACGCGCTTTATTTTCGGCACGTTTAGAAAAAAAGCCAAGAATTGCGCTGCCGATTGTTTGCCACATTATCTGTCAAGGCTATTCAACGGTAAAACATTTTCTTTCTTGAGATAGCCGGCCAACGCACTTACAAAAGTAACACTTGCCGCCACCAATGTTGCCCGTGGCTGCAACACATCAAATTGAATTAGAAGTTCAAACAAAAGAGTCATACCCATTCCAGCCAGGGCAGCTGCCGTAATTGTCGAGGAAGGCTGATTCATGCGACCGCTCCCCCCAGGATTACACCCAGCACAAAGCCAGTCAGCAAAATTGCAGTAGCTTCGCGCCGGTAATTCTCAATAATAACTTTCAGGTTATCCAACATCTTCTTCTCCCTTGATAAGTGCTGCCATACGGACAGCGCGTTCAGGCGTTTGGCGCTTCGCCCACCTGGAATCCAATGCTTCCTGGGCTGCGGCCACGCGATCTTTTCTTTCTAATGCCAAAAGCATTTTCTTAAAGCCCAGCAAACCGCGCACACCTAATTGATAAGCCATATTCGATAAGGCTCGCTGTACTTCTTCTTCCTGGTCGGCAAATTGGGGCCACGCTTTAGCCAGGTCACGCACTCGCTTCCTGGCAATATCTTGTAGCCATATCTCTCCGGCTTCTGGAGGTAGCGCCGAACCCCTCCGGTCATCAATTAAAAATCCATAGCCGATAGTCAGAAACCCACGGCTATCTCGATAGGGTAATTCACTCCACCCTTCATCACGCCGAAGATCGGCAATTAACTGGTCAATCATCTAAGGCTCCCTGCGCCCACACACTTAGCAGATAGATTAAAACGAATGGCGTGATAAAGCCAATTATGAAACAGGTCACGGAGAAATATAGGAGCTTGAAATAGCCCTGGGTTTAGCCCGTTCTTCCGTTATGAGTGGCCCAAGCGTACTGGCATTTTGTATCTGGAACCGCAACCTGACATCACTACCGATTCTATCCCACATTTTTTCCAGCATGTACCTGGCAACCTCCGGCCTTTGGTTCATCAACGCCTGGAACTGCGGAGATTTAACGTAAGGCGTAAGGTGCATCAGCCTGGCTTGCCCCACTTGCGTTGCATAGTCCCTGTAAGTATCACTGTCCAGCTTCACGCCCATCAATGTACGTCCAGGCTTGCCCTTAAACAATCCTAATTCCAGCATGGCTGATGCCAACGCGTTCTCACGCGCCTGGCTAAGATTAAATGGAAGCCCAGGAATTGGTAATGCGCTTTGCGGAGCCGGCTGCCCAAAGGGGTCAATAACGGCATTTAGTTCTTCTCTCTCACCTGGAATACGGCTGCGAATACGATCAATAATGCCGCGTGATTCTCTGATGTATGGATCAGTCTTCCACGCCATTTGACCAATAATATTTGGCACTACAAATGATTGGGCTGCCCGTGAATACCAGTTCTGTAAATTGCGTTGTGGATCAGCCATTGCTTCAGCAAAATCAAACACACCCGAAAGGAATGTTTTATCAGCCAGGTTATTCATTAATGACCCCATCGCCATGCTGATAATCTTATCCATCTCATCGCCTTCAGTGTATTGAGCGATTTCATAAGCATCTGCCGCCAAACCCAATATCATTCCCACTGGCTCAAAACGGTTATATTTTACCCACACATCATCCACCAAAATGCTGTACGGCTGCCAGCCCTTGGCTTGAAGTAATTGCTTTTCTTCCCAATCATCCGGCCCCTGGCCGCTCATTTTGCCAGCAGCAGCCATCAAGCCCACTGTTCCCATCAAACCGCTTCCCACAATAAAACGGCCATGCTGGATACGCCTTGCCCTTTCTCCGTTTTTGCCGGCCAAATCATCACGAACTTCAGCCAGCGGGTGAGCTTTTTGGTGCGGAAGAATCGGCATATACTTAATTGCTTGCTTCACAATATTGACTGGGGTGCGAACAAACGGCACCTGGTACTTACCAACTTTACTTTTCTCAAGTGAGCGATTAAATGCAGCCAGCCCAGGCGTGAGTGGCACCGTAAAGGTTAAAGTTTCAGCTGCTTTTTTAGCGCGCTCCTGAATTTTTCCGTAAGTCTTGGAGGTTTTAGTTGGATCAGAAATTTCCCCCATAATTCTTTCAAAGTTGGCTGTCATATCGCCGCCTTCTTTTCCGGCTTGCTCCATCGCCAGCTGCGACCCAACAGAAATATATGAAACGCCTTTAAAAAATTCGTCTGTTGCTTGCAATGCCCTGCCTGGAATCCGAATAAACTCACCCAGTCGGCCCCCTATGGCTGGCGTATGCTCAAGTGCCGTGGCTCCGGTCAATTGCGGCCTTCCGGTTTGCCATGCTTTTTTAGCCAGCTTTGCAGCCAATGGCAAGCCAACCATTGCTCCCGACCAGCGAGCGCCTACCTCCCTTAGTGATGGGCCGCCAGGCAATCCGGCAGCAACCGAGACTGCCGTATTCTCTACTACCTGGAATGCAGTATTGGAAAACAAGTTAACAGCCTGGGTATCAATTCCACTAAGGATTCCGTTAACCCAATACTCATAGAGCTTGTCGTACCATTTCTTTTCGTGGAGAGCCTTTGTTTTCTTGATTACCTGTGCTTTGCTCTGGCTCTCCAGCGCATCCCGAACAATGTTTCTAACCAAGTCCCTGTTATTTGCCAATGACGGCCCAGGCATTTTCTTGGTCATGGTCTGGGGCAATGCGTCAACAATTGCCGCTGCTTCTGCCCCACCGTCCATTGCTATTTTAAGAGAGTTTAGATTTCGCCCTGCCTCAGTTTTATATCCCTCAATTGCACCCTGAATCATGTCCAGTTTTTGAAGGTATGTTAAAGCAACCAGGTTGTCTTCAATCTGTTCTTCTTCAGTTCTATTGGGGTCTTGGGCTAATTGGGCATATTCATTAAATTTCTGGAGTGTTTTGTTGCGAATAGCATTCATGGCCTGTATTTGCTTGGAACTAGCCATATCTCCAGGCAGCCTTTCCTGCAATTTAGCAACAATAGTGTCAGGGTCATTAGCCAGCGTCTGGAGTGCATCAGCAACAACATCTGCATGAGATTCAACTTTCTTCCCCCTGCGAGATTTTCTTTGCTCCTCGATTGTATCTTCGCGCAACTTGTTAATTGCGTTCAGCATGTAAAATTCTTCATCATTCAGGGTTGCTGAAAATGCCGAGGAGTATGTACCGCCACCAATTTCCTGCTTTTCTCTACTCCTTGCCGCTTCTTGCTGTTCAGGTGTTGCAATTGAGGGTTGAATAATCCTTTGCGTGGGGGCGCTTTCCAGCGTTATACTTAGGCCGGAGGGTAAAGTTATGTTTTCAGTAGAAGGTGGAGCCTTTAACTGGCCTGAAGTATCGTATGCCGACTGGGAGGGCGACATGGTTGCGCTTCGGGAAAGTGATCGTTCAGCCTGGATTTTCAATAGGGCATCGAAATCCTGGCGCGCTATACCAAGAGCCTCAGTTAGAGATGCAGGGCTTCTTCTGCCCACAGAAATTCCAGACAATATGCCGAGATTGCCAGGCCCAGCCTGATCGTTAAAGAACTGCCGCCACGTTTTTTCACTGGTTTGCGCAGCTGCTTGATAAAGTTTTGCCTGTATTTGTTCCGCTGCATTTTTTACAAGCGCATCCTGGGTCGATCTTTCCAACTCATAGAGGGGAACCCCAAGTTCTTCTTTAGCTTTCCATACCGCCCCTGGCGCTATCTGCACCTCACCAATTTGCCCATTATCAAACCTCACTTGCGCTGTAATATTGACATACCCTGAAGGATTAACCCTGGGCTTTTCAACTAATACCTCAAATCTGTCACCTAATCTCGATAACAGCTTTTTTGCTGCCGGAATGCTATTGATGCTCACTCCAGCCCTTACTACATCACGCACACTTCCATAGCCATTCCTCTCGGCTGCCTTTTCATCTATGCGCGGCCCATCTGCTTTAATGCCTGGGTTTATAATCAAGCCTTCCAAACCACTAAGCCTTGCGTTTAATTCATTAATTAAGGCATCTTGGTTTTCTTGTGCGCGGCTAAATAAATCCTCCCTGGTAAATCCTCTCTGGCTATCCCTGAACCCTTCCTGTTCTTCTAACGGCCAAACCATTGGCTGAATCTCTCTTTCAGCCTCAACCGCTGGCTCTGGTTCAGCCTGTACTTCTTGGACTGCTTGCTCTGTAGGGGCAACAGGGGCTTCCAGGCTCTGGGCCGCCCTAACAAGAATAGAGTTCAAATCTTTTCTACTAAACTTGACCTTAAATCCAGCCTGGCGTAACCACTCCCTTACCTGGGTTAAAACTCGATCTAGCAATGGATGTTTAATATTGTTCTCTGCAAGATGAGCAATAATCTCAGGCGCTAGCACACTATCTCCCGCAGAACTGATAGCCACACCGTAGTTTTCGCGCACTTCTTCGGCAATGCGCCGTATATCTGCATCCTTGCCAATCAGATTTACAACGTCACGTTGTAGTTTTTCAAATGCTTTCGGCCCAAGCATTGTTTCAATGCCATAATGCCCAACAGCCTCATGCGCTAATACCCGTTGTGTAGCAGCTTCACTTTTTAGCATTGACGCATTCAAATAAACCTGGTCGCCAACACGGAATCCCCTGGTATTAGATGCGGCCTCTGCCCCCTGGTCTGCTTCAAGCTGCTCCCACAAGCCGCCTGGCAAATCCTCCCCGAAGGAATTGACTACATTGATGTTTGGGCCACTTACCCATTTTTTTGTAACTGGTGCAATCCACCCCTCCACCTTTAGGGCTGCGGGAGAGGGTGTTATCTCGTAATCAGTAGGTGCAACCTCAGTAGGTGCAGCCTCAACCGCCTCCCCCAAAAGCAATTGCTCTGGAGTTAGCTTAACCTCCCCCTCAAACATTCCTGCTTGCTGCAAATTTCCTTCCCTGGTTGCATTTTGTGCGTATTCGTTTAGCTTTTTTGTTAATGCAGGACGCGACCTGCTACCTGCAAACACCTCAATAAGAGCATTTTGCAAGGGGCTTCTCTGGGATAGGAAATCTTCTTGCGCCAACAACTCATGAATCTTTTGTTTGTTTTTACGCGCATTTGAAACAATTTGGGCGGCTTCCGCAATTTCACTACCAAGGTCATACGCGGGATCAACCACACCATCTTGTATTTGCTGGCGCAATTCAGACATGGCACCAGCTGCATCAACCATTGCACCGGAAATCGTCCTGACATTATCGTTGGTAGACTCAAGCATTCGCTCGATGCCAGTCATGGCTGCCCCTTCACCATAAGCCTTGACCAGCAAAGCGGCCTGGATGCGCTGCATTCCACCCCTGGTAAGCTCCCCCTTGGAATCTTGCATTCCGGCTTGTTCATTTTGCGGAACCTTTGCAACAAAAGCCCTGACAAAAGGAAGATTTTTTTGACTGTCAATATCTCCTCCGGTATACAAAGGAATAACAGATTCATCTACATAGTTAGCATCTACTGCGGCTTGTTCGGGGGGGCTAAGTCCCAGGACAGTTGAAACATTAGCCTCCTGTGCAAACTTCTCTACATCAACATCTGATGTACGGCGTGAAATTAAAACAGGCTTTTCAAAACCGCTAATATCATGCCCCTTACTTTGCAGAAACTCCTGGTAAGCATCACGATTTGCTGGAATTGAATCATAAACCCTGCGCAATGCCATTATCCTGCCGTTACCGCTTTCAACAATATTTTCGTCACCAACAATCGGCGCGCCATGCGCAGCATTAGGGCTAGTGTCCAATAGTCGCGGGTTTAAATTTTGTGCAATTCTATTAATCTGTACCTGGCTCGCCGCCCTGCCCCTGTCGCGTGGTTGATATTGTTCAGGATACGCAGCCATGTCGCTGGTCAATAAGGAGTCTAGCTCTACGATTTCAGGAGTAGCCTGAATTTGTGTGCCTTCATCGGTTTCTATTGTTTCAGCATCGCCTACAGGCCGCGTTCTTTCCGTAAGGTCTATTCGCTGTTCAGGAACAATTGCGCTGGGCGCAGCTTCTTCTTCCGCAGCTGTTGTCTTTTCCTTTTCCCTTTCTACAATTTGTTCTTCAGGGGTTTGCTCAACAGGACGTGGTGCGCGGCCACCCAGGGCAAGTTGCGCTCCCGCACCAGTCATAAATGCGCTGGGAATTACTTGCAATCCTTGCCGCATTGCATCCGTTATTGATTCCCCAGTAATGGCAGCTTCCAAAGGTTCTTCAGCCCATTCTGTTGCTGCTTCGGCCACGCCCGTTCCTAATGCCCCCTTAATACCTCGCGCTGTTGGGCTTAATACTC